GTATAGCACATTCATTATTTGGAAATAATGGGCAAATTGGATTTGGTGCTACTTTCTTTACTTTAAGTGGAATCAGTTCAATTAAACCAACAGATTTATTAAAAATAGATAATGAATATATGAAAGTTTTAAATGTTGGAATTGGAACTAGTAGTACTGGACCAATATTATTTTTCACAGGTGATAAGAATATTGTTGAAGTTGAAAGAGGTTTTGTTGGAACTTCAGCAACTTCCCATTTAGACAATTCGCAAGTAAAAATTTATAGAGGTTCTTATAATATAATTGAGGATCAAATTTATTTTACACATCCGCCCAGAGGAAATATAGTTGATTTAGTCGATAAAGATGAAAGGAATTTAAAAAGATCTAGAGCAAACTTTAATGGAAGAGTATTTTTGAGAAAAAATTATGCTACAAATGTTATTTTTGATGATATTTCTCCAGAATTTACAGGTATAGGTGAAACTTTCATTTTAAAATCTCAAGGAATAAACACTGTTGGTTTAGGAACCACTGCAGGAAATGGAATAGTATTCATCAATGGAATTTATCAAACACCACTTACCGAAAACATAACTGATTATAATTTTAAGATCACAGAAAATACAACTTTAGGAATTACTACCATTACATTTACAGGGATAAGAGATGAAAATAATAATATTACAATATCAGAAGCAGATGTAAATCAAAATCAACTGCCTAGAGGTGGGATTATTGTTTCTCTAGGATCTACCGCTGGTCTTGGATATGCACCTTTAGTTGGGGCAAAAGTAAGAGCAACTGTAGGAACAAATGGTTCTATTACGGGCATAGTTGGCATAGCAACAACAGGAAGTCCAATAGATTTTACTACAGTTTCTTACAATCATGAAACTGGTATATTGAATGTTTTTGCTCCATCTACCGCCAATCTCATTGGTGCTAATCAAGTAAAAATTGTTGGATTAGCATTTACTTGCCCATCAAATGCTGGAATTATTTCTTATTTCCCAAGTCATAATAATTCATTAAACATTATAGGTGTTGGAACAACATCATTCTCCGTTCAAGTTGGTACAAGTACTTTACCACATTATTATGTTGGATATGGAACCATATATCCATGGTATGAGGATTTAAATTTTGGATCTGGATATAGAAGTCCAATTTCAATCGCAGTGACTGAATCTGGACATATGGGGAGTCCTGCAACAATAAATGCATCTGTAGGAGCAGGAGGAACCTTATCGTTTACTGTAGGGGCAGGTGGAACTGGATATAGTAATCCAATTATTCAAATATCACAACCAAGTTATCAGAATTTGCCCGTCATAGGCATATCTAGACTTGGAATTGGTGAAACTACAGAAACTGGAACTGGTTTATTAATGAATGTCGAAATCGGTCCTTCCGTAGGTATTGATACTTTAGGTAATGTTGGTATTGGATCTACACTATATGAAGTTTCATCATTTAAAATTGTAAGACCTGGATATAATTTTAGAAGAGGTGACATTTTTAAACCTGTTGGACTAGTAACTGCAAAGAATTTATCCGAACCAATAAATGAATTTAAACTTGTTGTTTTAGAGACATATAATGATAATTTCGCTTCTTGGCAATTTGGGGAAGTAAATCTCATAGACTCTATACAAATATATCAAAATGGTTCAAGATTAAATTATCCATTATATTATGATGGAAAACTTTTAAGTTTCCAATCAACTATTGATGATCCAGATTCTCAAGTTATAGATTTTGATTCACTATTAGTTATTTTTATAAATGGAATACTTCAAGAACCAAAAATTGCATATGAATTTAATGGTGGATCTTCTGTAAGATTTTTAACAGCACCTAAAGTTGATGATAAAGTAGAAATTTATTTTTATGCTGGAACAAGAGGTGAAGATTCTAGAAGAGTAGATGTAAATGAATTAATTAAAATTGGAGATAGTATTCAAATTTATAGTAATAATAACAATTTAGAAAATACAATTACTCAAAATACAAGAACTGTTTTTGATATTCCTTCATCCGAATTGATTGAAACTAATTTGTATGGTGATCAGGGTATAGATGATCAAAACTTAAAACCAGTATTTTGGATAAAACAAAAAGAAGATTTTATAATAAATGAAACCATTTATTCAAAATCTAGAGATTCTTTAGAACCTCAATTATATCCAACTGCAAAAATTATAAAAGATTTTTCAGCATCAGATACTGAAGTTTTTGTTGACAGTGCAAATTTATTTGACTATGAGGAAGAACTTCCAACGGATAAAATTGATTTGTTAATAGTTCCATCAGAAAAATCAATAGAAGTTGGCATTGTAACTGCCATTGTTTCCGCATCAGGTACAATACAATCTTTATCCATAGTAAACAGTGGAATTGGATACACAGGACCTAGTGCATCTATAAAAATATCAAATCCATACTATGGAGTCGGAGTTGGTGTAGGAACAACTGCTACAGCATCAATATCTATTTCTAATGGATCTATATCAAATGCAAATATTATTAATCCTGGATTTGGATATACAATGACAAATCCTCCACAAGTTATAATTGAATATCCAAAATTTGAAACTGAACAATGCTTAGATGCAAATGTTGTTATGGGATTTGATGGAATAATTACAGGTATTGGAACAACTACTGGAATTGGTGGTGCAAATTTAGCTATAAAATTTGAACTATTTAAAATTATTAATAACAGTAATAATGGCCAAGTAACATTTTCTCCAGTTCTTACCGATTTATCAGTTGGTTATCCTATTTACATTTTCGATACACAAGTTGGTACTGGATTAACAACAATAGACAATAGTGAAGTCATTGGAATATCAACTTCTAAATTAGATAATATTTATTATATACATGCAATTAATGTTAATTCTGGAATAATAACTTGTAATGTATCAAGTACTACAAATATTGTAGGTATTGCAACAACTGGTACAATATATAATCCAGTAGGAAAATTTTCATGGGGTAAAATTAGTGGATTTTCTCGTTCTTCTAATCCAATTTCTATAGGGGTAAGTGGATATAATGTAACCTCCGGATTATCAACATATCCATCAGTTCAAAGAAAAGGATATGGATTAAGAAATACTGGTGCTCTTAAAAAAGATTTAACAACATAATATAAATAATAAAAAAAGTTTAATATGCCAGCTTTTGTTACAGACCAATTTAGAATTTTAAACACAAATAATTTCATTAGTTCTATAGATGATGGAACTGATTATTATTATGTTTTTGTAGGTTTAGCAAACCCAAATGAAAATTCATTTGGTAGGAATGAATATTGGGATGGTCCAAATTTACTTGATCCTGCATCTGCAATCTTGCCAAACCCAACTGATAATTTTAATTATCTTTCACACTATGGTGATACTATTCTATATGGTAAAAGAGTAACATCTCAAAATGTTAGAAGATGTATAAGAAAAATTGAATGGCAGCAAGGTGTCAAATATGACATGTATAGGCATGATTATAGTGTTTTGCAACCATCTGGAGTTACTAATAGGGCAAGACTATACGATTCAAATTATTATGTAATGAATAGTCAATATCAAGTATATATTTGCATATCAAATGGATCTAGTGGAATTAATACTACAGGAAATCAATCTCAAGATGAACCATTATTTACAGATTTAGAACCATCAAAGGCAGGAAATAGTGGAGATGGGTATATATGGAAATATTTGTTTACTGTTCCTTCAACAGACATTATTAAATTTGATTCAGTAGAATATATACCATTACCAAATGATTGGGAAAATTCATCTTTATCCCAAATAAAATCTGTTAGAGAAAATGGAGATTCTACTTTGAATAATAATCAAATTAAATATGTTTATATTGAAAATCAAGGAAGCAATTATTCTACAGGAGAAGTAGATATTCTAGGAGATGGTTCTGGAGCTAGAGTTTTTATTGAAGCAAATGAGGATGGTGAAATAATAAAAACTACAGTCACTGCAGGAGGAAGTGATTATACTTATGGTATAGTTGATCTTGGACCATTACAAACATCCGATTCGATACAATTTCCAGCAAAACTTATACCAATAATACCACCTTCAAAAGGTCATGGTTATGATTTATATCGTGAAATGGGTGCAGACAAGGTTTTAATTTATTCAAGATTTGATGATTCGACAAAAGATTTTCCAATAGATACAAGATTCGCTCAAATTGGAATATTAAAAAATCCAACAAAATTTATATCTACAGAATCATATACTGATGATAAATTTTCTGGGTTAACTTCTTTAAAAATAACTACAACTAGCGTAAACTCTCCATATATTGGAGAAAAAATAAAACAAACATTAACTGGTGCTGTTGCATATGTTGCATCTTATGATAAAGATACGAAAGTTTTGAAATATTTTAAAGATAGATCATTATATTATAATCAATCTATATACGATCAAACTGATTATGTTGGAATTTCTTCTTTATCAAATGCAACTCTTGATTTTACTACTTCTGGAGGATCCATTCAAGGTCTTGAAAGTGGATTTATATTTTCTATAGATTCATCATTTAATAATTCTACAGTTACAGTCCAGAATAAATTAATTAATTTAGATGTATCGTTTAATTCTGGTATTGCAAATTCAGAAATAAATAAAACATCTGGAGATGTTATTTACATTGATAATAGACCTTTAGTACAAAGAAACTCTAGACAAAAAGAAGATATTAAAATTATTTTAGAATTTTAAAAATGTCACAAAAAACTAATCTCAATGTTAATCCATATTTTGATGATTTTGATTCGACAAAGAACTTTTATAAAGTTCTATTTAATCCCTCAAAACCTGTACAAACTAGGGAATTAAATACTATTCAATCTATTTTACAAAATCAAATAGAATCCTTTGGAAGTCATATTTTCAAAGAAGGTTCTATGGTGATACCTGGGGGAATATCATATGATTCTGAATATTGTGCAGTAAAATTAAATTCTACTTCTTTTGGTGTAAATATTTCTTTGTATATAGACAAATATATTGGGCAAATAATAAAAGGAGAAGTATCTGGAATATCTGCAATTGTAAAAGATGTAGTTTTACCAAACAATAGTGGTGTAGAATATATAACAATTTATGTAAAATACTTAGAATCTAATAATGATTTTAATCAGTCTTTATTTTTAGATGGAGAATCCTTATTATCAACAGAACCAATATCATATGGAATAAACAATACTGTTATATCAGATGGAACACCTTTTGCATCATTAATATCGCAAGAGGCTAGTGCAATAGGATCTTCAGTTTCAATTGAAGATGGAATTTATTTTGTTAGGGGTACTTTTGCACGAGTAAATAAGCAAACATTAATTTTAGATTATTATAATAATATTTCCTCATATAGAGTGGGATTAAAAGTATCTGAAAAAATTATAACATCAAAAGACGATAATACCTTATTTGATAATGCAAAAGGATTTACAAATTTTGCTTCTCCTGGTGCAGATAGATTAAAAATAGATTTATTACTAACAAAAAAACCAATAACAGATACCACTGACACAGATTTTATAGAATTGTTGAGAGTTGAAAATGGTTTTCTTAAAAAAATAGAAACTAAAACAGACTATAATCTTATAAAAGATTATATTGCCCAAAGAACCTATGATGAATCTGGAAATTATACTGTAGTTCCA